CATAAGTAATAGTTAGATTATCTTTTACTCTAAATTTATCCTGAGCGAACAAACTTAATTCAGTATTCTTTGGTCCAACTAATGGGAAACCACCACTTAGAGAATATGATAAATCATAAACTGCTGCGGCTTTAGTTCCGTTTGCTGAAGCGTAGAAATCTGCTAAACTATTAAAACGGAATGCACCTGCGTAAGAAGGTGAGAAACCATTTGAATATTGTTTGAATGAATTTTGTGTACCAAATGTAAATTCGTGCTTACCTTTATATAAATTAAAGATATCATTTACTTGAATTACATCTGAATTTAAAACGTTACCATAAGTAAATCTCTCATAACCAAACGTAGTGTACGGTAACCCATTACCATCTAAGATATCAACTTGAGGGAAATTACCAGCACTTAATGAGCTTCTGAAATCTCTCAATTGAGTAAATCCGATTTGTAATTTGTTGTTAGCTGAATTAGAGAAACGAGTGTTCAATTCACCAATTAAGATATCAGCGTTGTTGTTAATAACATAACCAGCTCCAAAGAAAGGCATTGCAGTAACGCCTGGTCTTCTACCATTTGATGAATTAATTGAACCACTATTAGAAGCTGGGATATCAGCTGAAGAACGTAACATTGTATATTTCAATGAGAACGAATTCTTATCATTAATATTCCAATCTAATTTAGTAGTTAATCTTTTTGATTTTGAAGCGTACTGATAACCTTGATATGCACCAGGGTTGTATCCGTATTTTTCAATTAAGAACTTTTGTAAAGCATCCAAATCAGCTGCTTTAGCTTGTGAGATATTGATACCATTTGGATTATTATTTGCATCAGATGCTGTCCATTGTGTACCAGGTTCCATTCTTTCTTCTTGCTCACCATTTACGAAGAAGAACAATTTGTTTTTAATAATTGCTCCACCTGCAGTAAATCCTTTTAAATCATAAGTGAATGGTTGCTCCGGTAATGTAATATCACCTACTTTGTACCCCTGTAAATCTTTGTTTTTAAAGTATTGGTAAACCGAACCAAACGATTGATTCTTACCACTTCTAGTAACTGTATTTACTGAACCACCAGCAAATCCACCATACTTAACATCAAAAGGTGAAACGTTAACTTGGATTTGTTCAACCGCATCTAAGGAAATTGGTTGTGCTCCAGTTTGTCCACCTAATGTTCCATCACCTAAACCGAATGAGTTATTGAAGTTCGCACCATCTAAGGTAACGTTATTCAATTGAGAACTCATACCACCAAATGATAGATTGTTTTGAGAAGGAACTAATTTTACTAAGTCTTTCCAACTTCTATTTACGTTAGGTACTGATTCGATTAATCTACGATTGATAATCTCTTGAGAACCATTACGGCTTGAGTTGAATACTTTACTTTGTCCTGATGTAACAACTACTTCTTTCAAAGTTGTAGAAGCTTCTTTCAAAGCAAAGTTTGATTTGTGTGACTGACCTAACAATAATGTAATATCGTCTTGGTGTTCTGATTTGAAACCAATTGATGTTACGTGAATTGAATAAGGTCCACCGATTTTAAGGTTAGGTAAGTTGTATCTACCATCGTTACGAGTTGAAGTACTATACTTCGTACCCGTAGGTTGATGTGTTGCAACAACCGTAACACCTGCTAATCCGGCTTTCCCATCAGAAATCAATCCCTGAATTTCAGAGGTTGTCTCTTGTGCACTTGCTCCAAATGATAATAATGTAATCATTGTCAAAAGGAGAAATTTTCCGATTTTTTTCATGTTTGTTTGTTTTTGTTTAATTGTAACCTGTTAAAAATAAAAAAGGATACGAAGATTACTCTCCTATATCCTTAGTTTGCCCAGCCGTTTCCCTTACAAAACGGACTGAATTCTGTCTATATACTAATATATTTGCTTTGCTTCTAATCATACGCTAAATCACTTTACTTTAATAACTATATTGTTATTGTTAAATGATTTACAAATATACGATTTTTTTTCCACATTACCAAATTAATATATAAATAAAAATATTTGGATATATCAGGTATTTTTTGTATCTTTACAATTGTAAATTGTAAAAATTTGAAACTAAGAGAAAATCAGGTAGAACCTGTTAAAAAAGGTGTAGAGTTCTTTAAACAAAAGAAAACTGTTCCATCCGTTATAGTAGCTCCTACCGCATTTGGAAAATCAATTGTGATAGCTGAAATTGCTCATCAATTGGGGGAAAAAATATTGGTGATACAACCATCAAAAGAATTATTAGAACAAAATTATAACAAATTTATTAATCTGGGTGGTGTTGCATCCATCTATTCTGCAGCGATGGGTGAGAAAGAGATAGGTGAGGTTACATATGCTACAATTGGTTCTATTGTTAATATAGCTCATAAATTCCACACATTGGGTATCAGAAAGGTTATTATCGATGAGTGTGATAGATTTCCAAGAGAACCAGGTGGAATGATGAGAAGATTCTTAACTGCTGCTAAAATTACTCACGTATTAGGTCTAACCGCAACTCCATTGAAGCTACAAACTAATATGGATGAATGGGGCAAACCTTTTTCTAAATTAGTAATGCTCACTTCAAAGAGTAAAAAGGGAAACTACTTCAAAGAAATAATCCACGTGGCCCAAATTGATGAAATGGTTAATTTGGGGTTTTGGTCTCCACTTCAATATGAATCGTATGATTTTGAAACAGGTGATTTAGTGTATAATTCAACAAATGCGGAATATACTGAGGAAAGTATTAGAAGGGCGTACAAAGACCAGGATATTGCTGGTAAAATAATTCGTAAAATATCTCAATTACCAGATAGAAAATCCATATTAGTGGCAGTTCCATCGATTGAAGAAGCAAAGGAACTATCAACCCGTCTACCAAATTGCGCACCTATATATAGTGGTATGGCGGATTCGGATAGAGATAGAATAATCGATGAATTTAAAAGAGGGGTATTGAGAATCATTGTCCAAGTTACTATCTTATCAGTAGGGTTTGACCATCCACAACTGGATTGTATCATTACGGGGAGACCTACAGCCTCTTTAAGTTGGTGGTATCAGTTTGTGGGTAGAGTAACTCGTATCCATCCTGAGAAGCTAAATGGGCTTGTAATTGATTTCGTGGGTAGTGTACCTAAGTTTGGTAAAGTAGAGGATTTGTGGTTTGATTACGAAGTCCCATTGTGGAAATTATACGGTGAAGGTAAAAAATTATTAACCGGTATTCCTTTACACGAGATTGGTTTACATACACAAGGTCAACCAAGTCCGCATGATGTTGCTGCTCAAGGTCCTATTATTAAGATGACATTTGGTAAATACAAAGATACTGAAATACGAAAAATTCCAAGTTGGTATCGTAAATGGATGTTAGAAAATATTAAATGGAATCCATATAATAATCATATCCAAACGGAACTAATCCGTCTTAAGGATATCGGAATTTGATATACATTATATTTATTGGGGTATGATATCTTTAATTAAATTATTAAAAGAAGCGATAACAACCAACCCATATTCAAAAATGTCGGGATTAGTTGCTAGGTCACCAAACGCTTTGTTTGGTAGAGGAGAAACACCTCCTATGTGGAATATAGTAATATCAGCTGATAATAATGAATTAGCAAACGATACTAAAAGAAAAGAAGTTTTAAGAGTAATTGGAAGGCAGTTAAAACACCAAGCAGTTAGTAGTGATATGGATTTTTCTATATTAAATCCTAATAAAATAATAGATAATTTAAAATACTATCCGGCAACAGGTAAAATCGTTGGCCAACTACCTAAATTTTTATTTAAGGTCGGTAATAAGCCATCTATAAAAACTGCAAGATTTGCATACGATGTATTAAAAGTAATACCTTCCATAGAAATAAAAGAAAAAAAGTAGTATGAGTAAGGTAAAATACTACATACTAAGATATTGGGTTTCTGTAGTCTTTATAGGATTTGCATTTTACTTTTATCAGCCACAACAATCAATAACACATTGTTCTCCAAATAGTTTAATTACGGATGTAGAACCAAAGACCCTTTTGGGTTTAGGTGAGATGAGTTGGATGTGGATACTAATGGCTATTGCACATAGTGCTAATACTTGTTATTGTGATATAAAATCATTATTAAAGAAAAGATAATGATTACACCAAATACTATATCAAAGGGGTTTAATCTTTTGTTGTTAGTAGTTGGTTTTATTGGTTTTTATATATTATCTCAAAAATGGAGATATGTATATTATCAATGGGTGGGTTTAAAAAGCCCTTGGATTAAAAAGAAATTATTTAAAAAATTATTATAAATGGCTTATTTCATACATAAACAATTAATACCTACCGATATAAGTACCGGTGACCCTAATTGGGCTAAAAGACAAATATGGGTATTAAGATTAAATTCGAATGATACGATTGATGAATTTGAAACAATAGAGGAAGCTAATGCGAAGGTTGGTGTATTATTCAATGAGGACCCAACTGGAAGAATCTATAAGGTTGTTACTAAAAATTCGGATGGAACGTTCTCAGATATCTAAGCAGCTCCAAGTTCCTAGTTAATTCTTTATATATACTGCTTTCTTGTTCCCTGGTTAAATAGTCTAGTGTCAATAACTATTGCGGAAAAATCCCAAACGTAAAGAAATGTGGATAAATTTTTCATTTTTTCAAATAAAGTTTGTTTTGCTTGGTAGTTTGAAAAATTATTCGTATATTTGTAAAACGAATAAAAATATCTAACTATATGCCCGCTAAACCAAAGATAAGAACATCCGAATTATTGGTAGGAAATTACTCAAAAAGCCAGGTTGTATTAAAACCAACCGAAAAGGAAATTCAAAGACAAGCACAAAGAGAAGCAGTTAAGAATCCAACCTATTATGGCGGTGTTGATAATCCATACGAAGTAATTAAAGTATGTGAAGCTTGGGGTTTAGATAAAGATGCATATCTATTCAATGTCGCTAAATACATAGCAAGAGCCGGTAAGAAAGACCCTCAAAAGGAATTGGAAGATTTAAAGAAAGCCGCATTTTACCTTAATAGAAAAATCTGCAATTTAGATAATTTGGTATAGGTATATTTATCTATATATGCAGTACAACAAACTTACAAAACTTATAAACAGGTATCCACAAACGGGTAATTACATTACAATCGGTGTTGGACAATCAAGTCTTTTTGGTTTATACGCCGATGTAAATAAGATAGATTTTAAATTAGAATTATTGGACAATGTAACGATAGTCCCAAATACTAAATTTAGAACACTTGTAGCTATATACGAAAATAAAAACGATAAAACACCACAATACTATACATCCGAGATATATCACAAAGATTTATCGACATCTATTTATGATGCTAATCCATATTTTGTAAATGCATCATTTAACCCATCATTCATAGTAAACATTTATTTGGATGAAATAGTTAATTCAATGAGTGTATATAAAGAAGCTGAATTAAAAAGTGAATTAATCTTTTTAAAAAATAGTTTTATATTTTTCAACAATGTAGGAATAAGTACAAGTGATTCTATTGTTAAAAATAATTTATTTGTAAAAAAACCAAGTTCCAATAATTCAATTTTAGATAATACATTGATTAAATTTGATAATGATATATCTAAATTAGAAAATGCTATATCAAATGTTTCGTCCGATGTAATTAGAAAGGGATTTTTTGGTTCAATTGCGGAAGTTAAATACGGTGATGAAACTATACGCTCAAAACCACAGTTTAATAGAAACAAACAAATAGAAGATATTCAGAATCAATTAATAGAAAAATTAAACATATTAAAAGAATCAAAAACTGAAGTTGAATCAAACAGGGTAAATTTTGAAAAATTAGGCCTAACTAAAGTAAAAAGTGAAAAGCTAAAAACAGAAAACATTAAATTAGATAAGTTTGGGTTTTTTAATAGAATAAAAAATAAATCTGTCATAGCACCATCTGAAAAAGATATAATTGAAATAAATGGTATGTTTATAGATTGTATTTTATTGGTACAATATATAGATTGGGTATTAACCGAGCCGAATCTTAATGAAATAGAAAGTGGTGGAGTTATTCCTGCCGAACTTTTACTTGAATATGAAGAAAAAGTAAAGGAAACACCAGTGGATGTGATTGATAATAATAATAATACAATTAATACCGACCCATCGACTGTTGGGAATATTGGAACAGGTAAATATTATGAATATGAGATTATACGATTAGCAGTGCCGGCAGCGTTAGAATCCAGTATAATGACGTTTAAAGCATCGGATGGTACACTTACAAAAATCCAAACTTCCGATTATGGATATGTAGGGACGTATTGTATAGAAGAAAATACATTTAACGGTAACTATACAATATATCAAAAAACACAACTAGCACCATGTAATATTCCGGGTAGTGTAAACAATGGTGGAGGTACAGGTCGACAAGGTGGAAGACGTGGTGGAATAGATTATTATGATAATCAAAATAGAAATATAGAATATATTGACAGACAAAGAGATTTCCAGAACGTACAATAATTTATTTAAAAAGTAACTTATATTTATAAGTACTAATTAAATGTTGTATATGGGTATTTCAAAAGTTAATTGGAAAAAATACTTAAATAGTTCTAATCCAACTATTAATACATATTTGAATTCATTCGGTGATTCATTTATCAGACAAACTTTACAGCGAATTACGCTAGCCCACCAAAACAAAAAATCACAAATCATTTTAATCCGTTTCAAACAATCGGATATTGTTGCAACAATTGAAAGCAAAGATTATGTACTTGCCTTAGAACATCTTTTACAATTGTGCATTAATTTGGAGAAATATGAATTGTGTAGAGAAATCCATACAACGGTTAATTTAATAAAAAACAAAAGAAGGGCAAGGGTAAAATCCTCACCAAAGGTTATAAGTTCCTAATAACAAAAAATTAGAACATGGCAAGAAAAGAAAAGGCATTAGTTGCAGAAGAACCAAAAGAAGTTACACATTCACTACCAAAAGTTATAAAGAGAATTAAATTTAAAACCAGAAACCAAAAGAGATTTTACAAAGCAATAGAAAACGAAGGAACTAATATCATAATGGCACATGCATTAGCCGGAGCTGGAAAAACTTACATATCAATACAAAAAGGATTAGAACTATTATTACACAAATCATCACCAATTGAAAAACTTATTATAATTAACCCAACCGTTGATGTTGGTAACGAAGATAAGTTAGGTCATCTGCCTGGTGATTTGATGGAGAAGATAGAAGTACATAATGAATCATCTTTATTTATTCTAAACAAAATTATCGGACCTGTTGAAGTTAAAAAATTAATTGAAAACAAAAAGCTTGAGTTTAGAGTAATGAACTTTTTAAGAGGTATCAACTTTGAAAAGAGTTATATTATTTTAGATGAAGCACAAAACGCATCACCACTACAATTGAAAACTTTAATCACTAGAATTTCAGATGATTCAAAATTAATCATAGAAGGTGACCTTTCTCAATGTGATAAGTATCGTGCCAATGGAGTACCTGCTTATCAAAAGAGTGGGTTCTATGATATATGGAAACGATTAGCAGGAATGAAGGGAGCTTATCAAATAGAATTTGCTTCATCGGATTGTATTCGTTCAGGTATTGTTAGAAGGGTACTTGAAAGATATGAATTAGAGGAAGAAATTATATTAGGTGAAAGCAATCCATTTGAACTTAATTTGGATGCACCATCGGAAGGTGAACTAATTGAGGGAGTACATATAGTGGAAAATTAACATATAACTAAAAATAAATTATAACTCATTGATTTTCAATGGGTTATTTTTTGCCCTTTATTTGGTAGATTGAGGTATTTTTCGTATCTTTACATAGTAAACAATTAATACAATATATGATAGACAAGAAAATTTTATGGATTGATATGGATGGTGTTTTGGTAAATTTCGGAAAGCATGTGGATGATGTCATTTCGGAAAACACATTTTTAAGAGAAAGCTACAAAGGTAGATATGACCACATACCTGGTATATTCAGAAATCCACCACCGATTGAAGGAGCTATCGATGCTATCCATCAATTAGTAGCAAGTGAAAAATATCATTTGTATATTGCCACCGCATCACCTTGGGGTAACCCTATGGGGTCCATGGATAAAAGATTTTGGATTGAGGAACACTTTGGCAGAATTTTCCATAAGAAGATGGCTATTACTCATTTAAAGAATTTATTGATTGGTGATTATCTAATTGATGATAGAACTGCTAATGGAGCTGGTGAGTTTAGAGGTGAACATATACATTTTGCAACTGATACGTTTCCTAATTGGGAAGCTGTTTTAAAACATTTATTATAATATGAAAAAGTTAATACCCCTCTTAATTTTATTTTCAGCGTGTTCAAAAGATGATGTAATAGTTCCTCAAAAAAACTATACATTCTCAATCGATTCAGTATTAACACAAAGTGGAACTAAATCTTTAGTAAAAGATGCTAATGGATTTTATCATTTAAAGTTAATACCGAATTCAAATCAACAACCACATAGAATTACTGGTAGAATTTTAATTAATGGCAAAGAACCATATCCAGTTGAAAATATTGAATTTGAAAGTAATTTATATTGGTGGATTCGTAGAGGTGATACTGCCGCATACATTACAAATTCGTATGTTAATTATTTCTCCGGCCTATATACCATTGTCAATTTGCCACCAATGATAGCATCTAAAGATGAATTAGTACCAACAATAAATAAATCATCTTATAGTGGAAAGTATGGCGAAATTAATACGGTAATAGCACCAATACCAGAAATGAAAGGAGATACTATGGTTATAAAGGCATTTAACTATAATGCTAAAAAAACAATTTACACAAAAGTAATTTTAGATTAATGAGAACTAAAGAAGTAAAATTCCCACTAACACCAATAACCGAAGAAACATTTGAAAGACAAGGTTGGCGTAAGTGTGATGTAAACGAACCACTATTTGAAGAATTTGGAGAAGATTTGGATGAGTTAAATAATGATTTTTTTGGAGAGATGGAAGATGAAGAACCAGAAGAACCTATGGAAAAGCCGGAAGCAATTGCTTGGTATTATACACTAGCACTTCCTAAAGATAGAAATGACCCATATTGTCCAAGATTAGTTTCAAACGCTACTGATGAAAGTGGATTATTAAAAGAGATGGGGTTGCCGGAAGGAACTTTCTTTGTGGAATTAATGGATTGGGATGGGTTAGGATATTGTCAATCAGAAGAAGATATTGAGATACTTTATAAGGTACTCACCGGAAAAGATTTGGAAAATTAAAAATAAAATCGTATATTTGTATTATGAAAAATTATAATGAAAAACAATTGGAAGAAAATTACGAAAAGTTCTTAAACCTTGTTCGTAAGGCGTGTAGTTCTAATCCAGAGAGATTGGAAAAAATATTAAATATGTATTCAATGGATGAATTAGGACCTAATTTAATTATATCACCAGCGAGTGGTAATCTTAATTATCATAATGCATATGAAGGTGGATATATCGACCACGTAATGAATGTATGTAAAAATTCACTTCGTATGAAAAAACTATTTGAAGAAGCGGATGGTAGTGTAGATTTTACCGATGAACAATTATTATTTGCAGCACTTCATCATGATTTGGGTAAATTGGGTATTAAAGATGAATTACATTATGTACCAAACGATTCAAAATGGCATATTGAAAATAGAGGTGAATTATATAAACGAAATGATAATATTCCGTTTATGAGTATTACCGATAGAACATTTTTTACACTAAACCAATATGGTATTCAGTATAGTGAAAATGAGTATTTTGGTATCAAGCTTACCGATGGGTTGTACGATGATGATAATGAAAAGTATTTTAAAACATATGATACATCAAAATACCTTCGTTCTAAAATTCAATATATATTACATTGGGCTGACCATATGAGTACAATTATTGAAAGACAAAATGCATAAAATTTAGCAACTGCTATATTTATAAACCGATAGAGCTGGCCAGCATATCGGCGTATTATCCAAAAGGAAATACAAATTAACGCTTAAAAACAAGGTAAAAATGAAAGCACACATTCAAAAGGGATTCCCTATTCCCCAATTTAGGGACGAGTTCTTCTCACCATTAGATACTTTATTCGATAAAGTATTTTCAGAATCATTTCCTGAATTATCAAAGGAAATAGGTATCAACGCATTCCAACAAGCAGCTTATCCAAAATGTGACATCATTAATTTTGATGACCGTATTGAGATTGTAGCAGAAGTTCCGGGATTAACCAAAGAACAAATTACTATCGATGTGGATGGTGATGTGATTACACTAAAAGGAGAAAAATCAAACAAAGCAATTGAGAAAGAAGGTGGAGTATATCTTCGTAGAGAAGTTAAACGTTCTTCATTCTTAAGAAGTTTTACAGCTGATTCTAAAATCTTTGATTTAGATAGTGTAAAAGCATCGTTTGAAGATGGTGTATTGGAATTAGCAATACCAAAGAGAGAACCTGAAAAACCAAAGAAACGAACAATTTCAATTGGTTAATTTAACTAACCAAACAAACTAACAATAGTGGGGGTGAATAAAATCACCCTCATTTTTATTTAGAGTATATTTATATATACAATTTAAAAAACAAATTATGAAACCAGAATACAAAAACAGAGCTCAAGAGCATTTAGAAGCTATTGCTAAAAGAGCTAAAGTTATTGCTGAAATGTTAAAAGGTGAAAGACCTGCAGACCAAGCACAAGCAATTAAGTTATCAAATGAAATCGAAAGATTGGTAGAATTAACAACAAACATCGTAGATTTATCGTAATGAATTGGTTAAAAGTATTGGTTGGATTTTCAGCACTAATTATTGCCGGATGCGCAGCATTCTTTTCAGTAACTGGATTGGGTGTACTCTTTAGTGGAGCATCAACGGCGGTTATGGTGATGGCAGGCTCATTAGAGTTTGCTAAATTAGTTGCTGCAACCTATCTAAAGCAAATGTGGGATGAAATTAAGGGTTTTAATAAGTGGTATTTAACAATAGCAGTAGGAATTCTTATGATGATTACTTCTGCTGGTATATTTGGATACCTTTCTAACGCTTTCCAAGCACAATCTTTACAATTACAGCAAGTAGATAGAGAAGTATTGGTATTTTCAACTAAAATTGAACAAAATAATTCACAAATTACTCAACTTAACACTCAATTAGGACAATTATCCTCAACACAAAACACAATATTGGATAAGGGTACAGTGAATAACCGACTTTTACGTTCAATTGATAATAAAGATAGACAAGTTGCCACAGTTAATAAGAAAATAAGTGCTTTGCAGGACGAAAACGCTAAGAATAACGAAAAAATCAACGAAATTAAGATAAAAAACTTAGATTTAGAGAAAGAAGTAGGTGGATTTCGTTTTATTGCCGAAGCATTTGGTATAGAATTGAAAAATGTAGTAAAATTCTTCATATTTTTGATTGTAATAGTGTTTGACCCTCTTGCAATCGCTCTAATTATCGCATTTAACGGATTAATTGGTAAAAAAAAGGAAAATACACCGAATTATAACGATTTGGATGATTTAATGGAAAAAAATTACCAAATGTACGAATATAATGGAAAAAATTCACCAAAAGAGCGCATTTTTAGTGATATAGTGGAAGAAATTCCTATATTAGCATCTGAAAATGATACCAAAACATTCTTTGATACAATAAATACACCACAAGCCCCAAGTGAGGAGCTTATACAAGCAGCTGAAAAATATAAAGAGCAATTACTTCAAAATGAGGACATAAAAAAAAAAGAAATTGATTCCTCTACAACAATTGTGGAAGAAGATGAAGTAACACTAACTGATGAAGATAAGAAAGCATTGGAGCCTGAAATAACTGATGAGATACTGATGAACCTCCAAACCGATTACTCAAAGAGAGCAATTGATTATGATGGTGATGGTACTGTTGATGGATATGATACTGATGGCGATGGTATAATAGATATAGTACGAGCTGAGCATCCTTCTAGAGCAGCTGCAATTAAAAATATGTTACCTTACTACGCTAAAGGTGGTTTTAATTGGGATGACCGTAAGAATTGGATAAATGACCAAAATGCGGTGAATTATTGGATAAAAAACATTAAACCTTCGCAATATCCTACTGACTTCTCTGGAAAATCATATTAATATTTGGTAAATTGGAATAATTTTCGTATATTTGTATAACAACAAATTATATCAAAATGGCTAATTTAGGATACGCGTGTATCAATATGAGTATGGGTAAGAAAGTAACTACTAACCGAACTATGGTTAAGAGGACTTTTACCGCTAAAGGTTTAGATTATGTTTCCGAACTTGCATTACTCAATGCAAAAGATATCATTAAGATTTTAGAGTGGAACAGAATGAACGGAATTAAATTCTTTCGTTTATCATCTTCTATTGTACCTTGGGGTGATGATTTAGATTTAACCCAATTAAAAGATTATAAAGAAATTAAAAGTGAATTAAAGAAAGCAGGTGATTACGCTAAGTTTTGGAACATGCGTATTAATTCACATCCCGGTCCATACAATGTATTACCATCTCCAAACGAATCGGTTGTTCAAAAGACTTTCGCTGATTTGGAATTACATGGTAAAATATTCGATATGATGGGGTTATCTAAAACTTCATATAACAATATTAATATCCATTGTAATGGTGTTTACGGCGATAAACAATCTGCGATGGATAGATTGATTGCAAACTTCAAAAGACTCTCCCCAAGCGTACGCAAACGATTGACATTGGAGAATGATGATAAGGCTTCTATGTATTCCGTAAAAGACCTTATGTATATTCACAAACATACAAAAATTCCAATTGTATTCGATTATCACCACCACCAATTTTGTACAGGTGGATTAAGTGAAGAAGAAGCTCTTAAATTGGCTGCAACAACTTGGCCCGATGGTATTACACAAGAAGTGCATTATTCGGAATCAAAAGCATTGCACGAAAATAATCCAAAAGAAAAACCACAAGCACATTCACTTTATATTAACTCACTTCCAAATACATACGGATTGGATGTAGATATTATGGTGGAAGCTAAAGGAAAAGAATTAGCAATATTACCTTTTATCAAATGATGAACTACATAGCAATATTAACCTTTCAAATTATGTTTAATATCTTCAAAGTATTGGAGATTAAATTTACATATGAGAATCAATTAAGCAGATTATTAGTTAATTCAGTATGGATTAATTTAGTATCACTTGCCTCAGTTTATTTTTCATTAGATAGTTTATTAAAAGGAGATATGTGGGTACTACCATTTTATATTGGTGGTAGTGTATTGGGAAAGTGGATAGCAATGACTCAAATGGATAATTTGGAATCTAAACTATTTGTATTCTTTAGAAGTAAAACTGAAAAACCAAAAAGAAATGTCCGTACCAAAACTAATTGATGTAACGCCATTTGAACCTCTTATTATTAAAGTTCATTATGATGGTTTTGATTTTAAAAAATTAGAACCAATTTGTAATGATTTAATAAAAACTACAAATATAAAAACACATTTAGAAACAGGTAATGCAGCTAGTTCAGCACCAAATAAAAACAAAGCTCCACACATAATGAATGAGTTTAAAGAATTTTATAAATGGTTAGATAATATTGCACAACATATTATTTTAAATGAATGGGGTATGTTTAAAGGACATGAATATAAAGTATCTAACTCTTGGGTAAACTTTCATGGTGAGGGTGGGGTTACCGAAAAACATCATCACGGACCAACAATATTAACATCCGCAGCTTATTTAAATATGCCTGAAAACGGAGGGTATATTCAGTTTAGAGACCCATTAGAATATCATAAAGGATTTTATATGAAACAATACGATGATGAAATATATGGATGGAAAACAATTCCAGCAGTAACTGGTGATGTAATTTTATTTCCTGGTTACCTAAGACATAGCACACAAGCGAATACAAACCCGACTGAAAAAAGATGGGTACTAACATCAAACTATATGAATTATTAATATGAATACATTAGATAAAAAATATCAACAACTACTAAGTGACATTATTGCATTTGGTGTAGAGAAAAAAGATAGAACTGGAACTGGTACTATATCTGAATTTGGACATCAAATCCGCCACAAAATGAGTGAAGGGTTTCCATTACTCACTACAAAGAAAATGGCATGGAAACAAATTGTATCAGAACTACTTTGGTTTTTAACAGGCCAAACTAACATTTCTTTTTTACATAAACATAACAATCATATATGGGATGGTGATGTTTATAAGAATTATTTGAAAAATCATCCAAACGGATATTACACAGACCAGCACGAAGTTGATGGTTTAATTTTTACAGGACCATCTGTTTGGAAAGATGAAGAACCACTATCAAAAGAACAATTTATCAACAAAATCAAAACCGATGATGGCTTTGTAAAAACATGGGGTGATTTAGGACCTATTTATGGTAAGCAATGGAGAAAGTGGGATGGTAAGAATGGAAGGATTGACCAGATAGATGATTTAGTAAAAGAACTTAAAGCGAATCCCGATAGTAGAAGATTAATGGTATCTGCTTGGAATGTGGGTGAGTTAGACCAAATGGTATTACCACCTTGTCATTATGGATTTCAGGTTTGGACAAGAGAACTTAGTTATTCGGAAAGATATAAAATATGGTTTAGTAAGAATTATGAAACTGGCATGGAATACTATGAAGGTAATGTTCCTAACTTTGATGATACCTATTATGAACCAACCCCAACAAGAGCAATCTCTTTAATGTGGAATCAAAGAAGTGTAGATACATTTTTAGGACTACCATTTAACATTGCTTCTTACGGATTACTACTTCATATTATAGCAAATGAAGTTAATATGGTGCCTGATGAATTGATTGGTAATTTAGGCGATACTCATTTGTATTCAAATCATATTGAGCAAGCTAAAGAACAAATCGGTAGACACCCATTTGATTTACCAACATTAAAAACAAATGCAAAAATGGATGGCATATGTTGTAATGGTCCCGATGATTTTGAATTAATAGGATATCAATCGCATCCAGCAATTAAAGCACCTCTATCAAACTAAAACATTATGGCAAATAAATTTTATGAAATTATAGATAACCCAATAAAAGAAATTGGTAAAACGGTTTACCAAATAGAAACGTTTAATCTTAACTTAAAAGATTTTTTAAAAACCTATTTTGATAAAGAACTATACATTTATGGTCCTTCAATCGAAACTAATCAAATTAGAGCAATTGTAATTTAATTTTATGGCAAATTTTGATGTAAAGATTAAGCAACCAAAGAGGGTTGAAAAGAAATGGGGTTATGAACTATGGATTCATAACGATAATCAATATTGTGGAAAACTATTAGTATTCACCAAATCGGGCAATAAGTTTTCAATGCATTATCATATGTTAAAGAATGAAACTTGGTATGTTCAAAAAGGAGCATTTCAATTTGATTGGATTGATACTGAAGCTGCTGAAAGAAACTACACACAATTACAAGAAGGTGATGTTGTTTATATTGAGAAAGGATTACCCCACCAATTAACTGCACTAACCGAAGGAGCAACTATTATGGAAGTAAGTACAGAGCACTTTGATGAAGATAGTTATAGAATTTACCGAAACCAACCAAGCGATTTAGAATAATGACATACATAACAAAACACCTTCCTACATTGGAACAACTCAAAAAAGAATTAGAAGATAATCCCGAAAAGATAGAAACCTATATAAAATATATGGGATTTGACGGACCTGAAGGAACGATAGATTATATAACAAATAAAATAGAAGAACATATTAAAAATAAAAAAAATGAAAGTACAAAAAATTAAAGAATCTCCGATAACATTAGAAGATGTAAGCTCTTATAAAGAATCCATATCTAAGTTAGAAGGATTTATGTTTACCGCGGCTGATGTAAATATCGATAAACGTATTATAACAATTCGTTTGGGAAATATTGAAGATGAACTAACTTTGGTGAATCCCAAAATAGAAAAAACATCAGAACAGCCATTAGTATATTTTGAAAAAGATAGTAATAAAGAAAAAAAAGTTCGTAAAACAATTAGATTTCCATACGTTTTAATAGATACCGATAATTTGGGTAAAGTTGAATTTAAAGCTGAAAAATCCGATTGGAAAAACTCCGATGAATTTTTTGGAGATACTGGATTATTAGAATGTGCATTAGTTCAAAGATTAATAGATGCGATTGATGGTATAGATATCACACACCCAACACGACAATACTCAGAAACTATTATAAAAGATAAAGAACCTGGAAGAAACGAAAGAGTTATGTTACAAGGGCCAAATGGTGAAATGGAATTTGTAAAAAATAAAAAGATTGATTCTTACTTACAAAACGGGTGGAACTTAATTTAAACTTTATGGCAAAATTTATATTTATCATAGATGAATCAGATAATAGAGAAGCATCTAAAATAGAATTTGAAGTACCAAACGATATGGATGTTTGGGAATATAAAAGAATGTGTGTTCGTATGGCAGGGGCTATGGGTTATACCTCGATTTCTATAAGAAAAGCCTTCGGTACTGAATACAAAAAAGATTTAGATACGGAATTAAAAGAAATATTTGAAAACGCCTTCTCCGGCTCATTAACATATGGATAATATAAAAGATGTGCTAGCGGCACAAAATAAAAGAATACTAACCTTACAATTATTAGTAGAAGCCTTAGTAGATGAATTAATTGAAACTAAAAAAGTAAAAGAAAAAAAGCTTGATGTAAGATTTTTAGCTAAAATGAAATGGGCCAATGATGAATTAGATAAAGCCAAAGAGGAAGCTTCAATAGAATTCTTAAGTAAAGGATTTTACTCAAATCAAATGGGAGAAGCGTAAATTTGGTAGTTTCAAAAAAAAGTTGTATATTTGTATTATAAAATAATAATATGTTAGAAACATTCTTACTGATAATAGTATTACCGGCTTCAATTATACTAAATATAATTCTACTTAATAGAGGTATTGCGCATGTAAAGCAAAATGAGCAATTGACTGATATTGTAAAGGAGTATGATAATAGACAAGATAATACCCTTACATCATTGGAAAATATGTTAAGTGAACTTAAACAAATTGATTTAAATGGTTCGTTTGAATCGGATGATGAAGTTGGTACTGTATTTACCGAATTGAAAAATACAATCGAATCCTACAAAACCAAAATTTAATAATGCCTCGTAAAAAGAAAAGCAAACAATACTTTACATTAGATACCGAAGAAGCTATTATAGCATACAACAAATCAACCTCTCAGAGAGAACGAAATGATTTATATAAAACTAGAATTCAATATCCTTTTGAAAAATTAGCAGAGAATATTCTTAATACATTTAAGTTTTCTTATTTTGATGTATCTAAAGAGGATGTTCAAATGGAGGTAATATCAAATCTTATCGAAAAAATACATATGTTTCAAGAAGGAAAGGGTAAAGCCTTTTCTTATTTTTCTATTGTAGCTAAAAACTATCTTATTCTTAAAAATAACGGAAACTATAAAAGATTTAAAAAGACATCTCTATTATCTGAAATGCCTGAAAGTTGGAATCCTGAAAATGATTTTAAACAAACGCAATTTGGTGAAGAATTGAATGAATTTAAAGATTTAATGTTGCGATATTGGGACCAAAATTTAACTAGAGTATTTACAAAGAAAAGAGATATACAAATAGCAGATGCCGTATTAGAATTATTCAGAAGAAGTGCAAATATAGAAAATTTCAACAAAAAACATTTATATCTTCTTATTAGAGAAATGACGGATTGTAAGACTCATTATATTACAAAAGTGGTAAATGAAATGAAAAAACACCAAACCAAAATGTTAAATGACTATTTAGACCATGGGATGATTGTAAGTAAAAGTGATGAATTTTGGGAAGAACAATATTTATTAGAACAATAGATATATAATGGAACGAATTGCATCAATGTTTTTTCACAGCCGTACACAGGCACACATATTTCACACTAGACAAACTGGACCAGGTTCATATGCTAGACACAAAGCCCTACAAAAGTATTACGAAGATATCATAGATTTGATGGATGGTATAATTGAAACGTATCAGGGACAATATGGTTTAATCGAATATAAGGAGGTAAATGGTATCGATAATGATGCATCTCCAGGGAATATGATTAAATACTTTGATAATCTATGTAAGTTCTTAGAAAAAGAAAGAAAAGAACCTAATCTACAAATGAGTTGGTTGCAGAACGATTTGGATAATTTGGCAAGTTTATTATATACAACAAAATATAAGTTAATAAACCTACAATAATTTAACACTAGAATTAATACTATTTTAAGGTTATTCAATATTTATCATTGGATAACCTTTTTTTATTATCCAAAATACGTTCCTACTCAATAGGTTTTTTCAACATTTTACGGCAATTTAGTTACTTAATTGGTTATACAAATAACTAAAAAATAAGATTATGTCATACGTTAAAGCGTTTGTATTAAATTGGAAAGATAGACTAGCTTTAGGTTTTTTATACCTAGCACTTACATGGGTAATACTGGCAGTTCTATTCGGTATATTCATGACAATATTGGAATTTTCAGGTAAAACTGAAATGACAAGAAATATCACAAATTGGATTGAATGGAGAATTGATGGCACATTTAAAAACTCACCTGAAAATTTATGGTATGTGGCAGAAGACCATATTTGGGTTGAATCGGTAGAAAACAAAGTTAAGATTGGTAAATTAGCAGGAAATCGTAATCTTGCGTTTGGTGTGAAGAACATCTTAGAAGAATACGTTCAGGAGAAGGGATATGACCTTTCACAAGATGCACAATACAAATTAAAAGTAAGTATTGTATATTTGGATGTACTTACAACAAAAACTAATATTTCGGTATTCCATAAAGGAGAGGAGGAAGTGGTGGTTAGATTACATGGTATCCTATACAAAGAAGGAAAGAAGGAGAAAGAAGTGGTGGTTGAAGAATCATCATCGGAAATCTCAATGTCTACGTTAATAGTTGATGAGGGTGGTAAGTTCAATCAAACCTCTCTTAGCAACGCACTCAAAAAAGCATCCGATAAGCTAATAACAAAATTATTGGGAAAGAAGTAAGATGAAAAGATTATTAACATTTTTAGGGATACTAGTTATATCCCTATTAACATTTACGGCACAGGCACAATTGACTGTGAACCAAGCGATTACAACAACGGCACCTTATAAAGTGGGTGATACCCTTTCTATAAAGTACACCGTTGCGAAAGATACAAACACACCTCGTTATTTTTGGTTGAGATACCGATTTAACAATAAGGCTTTGAGTTATGTATCAACCACATTCTCACAAGGTACTTCATCACAAACATTCTACACAGGTTGGAGTAACTATGGTTTCACACCAAACACTACTAACAGCAGAGTAGTAACTTCATTGTATCAACAATATCAAGTATCCCCTTGGGCTTACGCAGTAAACTCTGATTGGAATGTTGGACAATTGACTGTACAAAGAACTGATGCTAGTGTTGATGGAATTATAGCAACACAAAAGTATATTGTATTAGCTAAAGAAGATTATACTGATATTCACAAATTGGATTTAGCTTATTCATACAATGCAAGTGGTGCATATATTTCACCAATTACTACAACAGGTACCGCAGTTTCTTTAGGAACTGTAACTGGTGGTTTAGCAGCATTTAATGTAAGAGTTGCTTTCCCATCAACTGATACTTCGGTAAAATACTTAACCGCAAAACTATATCCACTTAATACTAATGGGACTGTTAATATGGCAGGAACTGTAATAGAAACTGCTAACTTTAGTACAACAGGTATAGCATCTTTTACAAAACCAAAAGTGGGTGATAAGTTTGGTGTGGTTATTACTCCTGCAATCGGTACGGCTTATTTAGATAATATTGTAACTGTATCCGATGCATATAAAGCATTCTTACAAAACGCATCGGTTGGTATTGGTGGTACTACAAATTATTTCCAATATCCAACATTAGAAAAGAAAATTGGCAATGTAACAATTGCTAATAGTACATTCGGTAACGATGATGCATACAATCTATTTTCTTATGTAATGGGAATTGATATAGCAGCAAAAGCTAAAATACCAACTAAAGCAGCAACTTCATTCAATTTCTTATATGGTAAAAAGGATGTATGGCACACTGGAGTTTTAACTGATAACATTGTAGAGGTAACATCAGCAACACAAACAAATGATTTTGCTTTCGCATATGGTGGAGATTTAGATTATTCAAACTCAACTGACCCGGCTTCAATAACTGGAGCAGTAACTGGCATGAGTGTTAATCCAATTGGAAGTACAATTAGTGTAAAAGCTAATTCAGTTAATTCAATAGCATCATTTGCAACAATAGCAT